GTTTCTATCCCTTTTGAGGTATTTTATGGTCCTTACCCAAAATTTCCTCAAGCATTTCCTTGTCCCAATGTTCGTAATATTCAGTTTTTGATAGATTTTCTCTCGATTTTTCTAATTTTTCTCTAGATTGGCATAAAATTAAATTATATTTGCCATTATTTGTTTGAATACCTTGTATAAAGGTTTTATAACGACCACAATCCTCTAAAAATATGTAGTCTTTGTAGATGTTATTGTAGATTTCACACCACAATTGGATTGCAGAGGCATCTAGATAGTCCTCAACAACAAAAATGACGACATCATACCCCTTTAAAGGCATAATATCGTCAATATTTGATAGTACAATCTTATAAGAAGCAGTTGAAGAGAAGGGGCAAATCGCAAAATTACCCAATTCGGGTCTTAATTTTGATATTTTGAGGATCCAATTCTGGATATGTTCTTCAATTTCCTTCATTTTGGATTTTCCCTTCTACTTTTGCCTCAAAAGAGAGACTTTGGATGACCGGATATAAGGATTAACCCTGCCCTTGCCCTCTACTACGCTTACGTGCTTTATTACGAGACGTTGCGGCATACTTGGTGTGTTTACCAGAACCCTGCCGTGTTTTCTTGGGTTTTGATTCAATAAGATCTCCACCGCTAAAAGAAGGTCGCCTAGCCATTTACAATTTCCTCCAATTTAAGTTCATTCGGATCAATTTCACTACCCTCATAAAATTCATATGAGAGTTCTGAAAGGACTTCCGCACATTCTTCATACGAAAGCCCTGTGTACATTATTTCTCCCTTGTAGAGAATATTAAACATTATCAGATAACACGAGTCTTTTCGTGCCCAACGCGAATGCGAGGATCACACCAAATCTCATATCCCTGATCTTTTGCATCGAGACAGAAGGAAACATCCTCTCCACACATATCTTGTACTGCACCAGATTCAAAAACTTGCATCTTCGGAGCAAACCAAGGATATTCAAGATTCTCAAAGACTCCCTTCTGAATCAATACCCAACCAAATCCTGTGTAATCAACAGTAAATGGTTTCTTACGCTTACCCATACTATCAACGGTTTCATGATTCATCACACCACCATTGTTACGGAAATCATCTTCCTCCAACCAATGAGCAACAGAAGTCGTGCGCCCATCCTCTGTAGCATACCATCCAGCAACAATACCACGCTTCTTCGATTCATCAACAACTCCCTCTTCATCAATTGCTTCAGCAGGGAATGCCAAATCACAAAGTTGCCAAAACTTCTCAGTGTTGAAAACAATATCACTATCAATCCATAGTTGATAATCATATTGCAACTTACCATCCCAGGGAATCTGTTTCGGACCCCTCAGAACATTTGCACCAAGACACTTACAACGTGCGAAGTTTACCATTGATGAATAATCTTGAGAAATTTGAATTCCACATCCATTTTGTACAAGATCAAAACAGAGTTGAACAAATGCCTTCAAGAATGTAAAAGAACATCCACGTCCTGGTAGACAGAACACAATGCTCTTACCTCGCATTCTTGCCTTGATTGCATCAATATCCCAATCCCCAGATTCCTGTGCTGTGGGAGGTTTTGCTTTAACTGTAAATCCTTTTGCCATGAGTAATAAAATCCTTCAGATCAATTTTATCGTGTTATTTATCTTTTGTAAACCCCTTCAAAACGAAGACTCAGATACTGATTTTTTATTTACGATTAATTCTTCGTAATTTAAATCCTCTTTCTGATACTCGCTTGAAGTCAAATCTACAAGTGTAAGTAGAGTGTTCCAAGTCTTGTAAAACTCCTCTTCCTTGAGTGAGTGATACAAACATTTCTCCTTTGCGTATATGTGATATACCTTTTCTAACATATTGAATTCTTATTGTTTCAATGCATTATATATCATCACTACAACTGCCCCAAATAAGACCATCAGCGGAAATCGGAATACATCAAAAAATCTTTCAGGATATCTTATGATCCACCCCGCAAAAATAACTTTCCAAAAACTCCAATACGGTTTACGTTTACTCATCTCTACATACCAAAAAATTTTTCCGGGATTTTTTTTATTTTATTTGATACCCTTCGAGGTCTTTTGAAAAAAGTCTTAGAGTGATATAGATCTCTTAGGGGCATACTTTTATAGCTTAGGGGTACCTTAAGAAAATAATATACGAGGGCCGCCTTATACTTAAGGGGCAAACTTTTTTCTAACTGCCTATCACGAATGCTCCGAACGAATAAGGAATATCCCCATTCGTTCGTGCATCGCTAAGTGTCAACGAAGGGCAGACTTAAGTGCAATCTCTTCAGGGCGGAGTTGCCCTGCTTTGAGTCTACCATTGCCACCCGTAGAGTTATTCCAACGGGTGCCAGCACCGCCTACACGACTCATCACCAATTCACTGCGGCGGGGTTTACGTTGCGGCAAACGAGTAACCTTCACCTTCCCTTGAATCTCAGCGATGAGAAGGTCAGTGGAGGATGCAGCAGCAAGTGTCGAAATGTCGGTCATCAGTGAGTGTCGTTTAGGAATGAATGAGAGTATAAAGGAACCCGATCAATCTAGGCATCCCTTATCGTCTAGAATGCCCCAACAAATGTCCACTCCGTTGACAGCAGGATAGATTCCAAAGTAACAGCGCCCCACAGAAATGGCGAAGAATTCGTCACCTGTGCGTGCGGTGCGATCTAGCGCAACGTAGAAAATGTTGCTGAGAGAGATAGGAGTTGAAATCATCTTAAGTGTCAACGAATGGGAGATGTATGGGAAAGAGTTAACCTTGCTTCCCAACGTAGTCTGTATGCAACCCTGCAAGTTCAGCAGTAGGGTAACCATCGATTTTCCAACCACGGGTATGGGAATTCGCTTGAGATTTGCCCTTTGAAACATTAGTCCCCACCCAGATAGTTTGGCGGGTTTTGATGTCAGTTGCTTGCGACCAGAGTGCCATAGGAATTCAGGTAAAAGTTACAGAGAAATCAGAATGCAATCTGCTCAAGAGTAGGAGACGAAATTGCCGCATAATGTGCAGCGCAATCGTTAATGTTCTCTTCTACGATTGCATCAACCAAAGTGTCAAGGATTTCAAGGATTTGAGTTCCGTTAGCACCTTGGCGAAGCATACCGATAGAGGTCGAACGATCGAACATTTGAGAAAGAAAGAAACAACGTTTTGGGGATTTGCCCTGCTGAGAGAATCGAACTCTCACACCGTTAAGTGTCACCAGAGCAGAGAAGAAAGGCAGAGTTGATGTAGGGAACTCTGCAACCCTTAGTGATCAGTTATCGGAGAAAATGTGGATGGGGCAATAGGTATCACCGTCATTGCAGGCAGTGAAATCATAGCGAAGATTGGTGTCCCAAGTTGCTTGCCAATCGACAACAACATAGGAAGGAACGTCACCGTAAACTTCAACGGTATATTCTTCGGCAAAATCTGCCTCAGATTGATAATGTCCACGGTAGCGATCGTCGCAGTCCTGAATGTAGGAGATGCACCCCATTTCTTCGATCAAAGCGTCAACCGCTTCATAACCGATTGCTTCACCACAGCGCACATATTCTTCATAATAAGTCACGAAATCGGACTCATTTTGCTCATCAATGAACTCTAGCATTGCTGCCAGTTCATAGTTCTCATCCAGCAATTCGTCGATCTTGCTCACAGTGTTAGCGGCAAGCATTTCACGATAGTTTGCAGTCAGAGTCACGGTCATTTGAGTTAGTTAAGAGGTGAGCAGTGAGGCGGGGTTCGTTTCCCTCCCCCCGTTGAAACCAATATAGGATTTTTGGGGGGGCAGGTCAAGGGGTTTCAGGGCATTTGGGTCCAGTTCGGGAATTGGCACACGGGCGGCTGACTTAAGTATAAAGAAACGCCCAGAGATGCCTCTAGAAGGCGCTACAATGCCCCTGAAACATTCTCAGGGTGTCTTCACACGAATTCCATCAGAATGTAGTCTGTCGGCAACTCATACTCTTCTGCCATCTTGTTAACTTGAGTCCAGAATTCTTCGGACTCTTCATGATGCTTAATGAACAGGTCTAGAGTAGAGTCACTCATCCAAGATTTCTGATTCAGACTTGACATAGGGTCTCCTTTTGATGTATAATGTGCCTTGTCACCAATGATGACAATCAAGACTCTAAGTTAACTAGAAACAGAGAACTTAGAGTTGTTGAAGTTTGCCATACTGAACACTTCACGATTTACCAACTTAATTGACCCCAAGGCATTAGAAAAGACGTAACCTTCGGCATCAATTCGATCATAACCAATGTAAGCAGCAGGACCCAAGTTACGGCAGAGGAATAGAGCATCTTCTTTGATGGACTTAACGAGTTTCCAGAATTCAATCAGAAGGTGATCACAATCGAAGTCTTTTGCATCGATTTCCTGACCCTCACGAATGCACTTGTTGAGTTGCCTTGTGATCTTGATTGCTTCCTTAGGAGTTGCAAAATTCACAAGTTGTGCCATTTGCTTAGCGAAACCAATAACTTCCTTAAGGTCATGAAACTGGTTGGAATCACTGTGCTGAACGTAGCACTCTGGTTTCAGAAAGTAACACGTTTCAGTGGAAGAAAGGTTATCAACCAAAGGGTAACATACAGCGTCACGAAGGTCATTTTCTGCGAAGTATTCGGTATGGGGAGCAATAATGATTTGCTGATCGATTACCTCACCAAACTTGTAAGTGATCGTGTTGGGAGTAAACTCATCGCTATCGCCAAACCCAATAAAATCACCTTGGATGATAGAATCGGTGTGAGGAAGACAATCAAAGCAGCAATGCAGAATAACCGCAACCTCACCCGAATAGAACTGGTCAATTTCTTCATGAGAGTGTGCAATTCGGATTTTAACCTTGTTAAAAACTGCCTTAGTTCCTACGAAACGAAGACCATTGGCGGGGTTAATCCCCCAAACGATTGCAGGTGCTCCGTCAAGTTTGACGGAGAGGTGACCCTCATGGAGCAGACAATCAAGTGCTTTAAGGTCACCCGAGAGAACCGTATCTTCAGGGTGTTCGAGGTGGAGATTTTGCATTTGAGTGTCAGTGAGGTTCCCTTTGTTCGTTACTTCGTAACAATAGTCGATCACGGTGCCCTTTGGGGGGAATGGTGGGCACTCCCCCGATTGGCACAGGGGGTCGGCCGACCTGAGTATAAAGAACTCAGGGGCACGGTTAGTGTCAGCAAACCAACTCCATGTTCAGGTTATTCACACACTGAACACCGCAATAGTATGCATCCAACCAGTTAGAGAAAAATTCAACAGTTTCAGTAACAGAGTGGCGAGAATTCACCTCTTTACGATAAGAAACTGCGAACACATCCACAGTTCCGTTGTCAACGTACTTTGCAGAGTGAGTGATAGCAATGGCGCTATTCTCCTTGAAACGATACACTGAACGAGTGTTCAGGTGATGAGCAGTCAACTCACTGCCAAAGTGTTGCTCTGCCTTCCAACCTTGGGAGAAAAGTGACATTTGAGTTGCGTTGTTTTCCATGATCCTATAATTGCACAGATCGCCGCCAATTTCAACCGCTCTTGTGCCACTCTGCCAACTGGTTGCGGCGGCTGACCTGAGTATAAAGAAAGGGGAGTTAATCCTCCCCTGATGTAGAGTGTTGAGAGTTTATCACCAGCAGTAGAGTTGCCAACTGACTCACTAGGAGTGGTGATCGGGTGTCCTGTGCCCCTCTCAACTTCTATACAATACACGATTTAGGTGCCCTGTGTTGAAATAGTGGACACCTTGCCAACTGTTCGGGCATCCGACTCAGTTAGTGTTACTTTCCTCCAAAATGTGTGGGTAGTATTCATTAACTTCTTCAGTCAATTCATCATCCGAATACTTATCATAACCTTCCATCAGGTAGTCATAACAAAGGCAGGTCATTGTCTTAAGGTCCATGTCATCAATTATTTGCTGGACCATTTGATCTTGGAGGTCTTTGCGGTTCATTGTCATTTGAGAATGGTACGGTAGTCAATAGATTTGATGCACCAACCTGTAGCATCACTAATCCCATCAACTAAATCTTCTTCATTGTCTACCTCCAAGATTTGCCCAATGTATTCTTGAGCAAGTTTTTCTTCGGTGCAGATTCTATCACTCTCAGACCAGTAATCTTCAGGGTTTGCACCTTCATTAAAGATGTCTTCATCAAGACTACAATCGAACTCAATGTTGGTGATTTGAAATTGCATACTCAATTTTCGTTCGGGAATGTCAAAGATTTCACCAGGCATGTCTTGAATCTCTTGCCAAAGTTCATCAAACATTGTAGAATAGGAAAAGGGGTTTGAGTTAATTAACGAAGGGGATTTACCCCTTCATTTCAGTCAGCATCTCATCAAGTTCTTGAGTATTGATGAGTCCATCCATCCAACGTACACCATCAGGAGTCATCTGACCCCACAAAAGTTCAAGGCGGGGAATGCACGAATCATAGGAAGTTTCACCCAGACACTTACGATAGGTTTCATAATCGTTCTGGATCCATAATGAAACATTCCATGTTTCGTAGTTTGCCCAACCATTAAATCTAGTGGAAGTTGCAGTCATCGGTTCCGTTTGTCCGTTACTTTGTAACAATAGTCGGTCGAGGTGCCCTTTGGGGGGAATGGTGGGCACTCCCCCGATTGGCACTAAGGTCAGTCATTGGCGTCCCCAAAATTCATCATCAGCATACATTTGATGCCAACCATAGTTCAATTCTTCAAAGAATGCACAACGATCAATGTTGTCATTGTATTCACTGAACCTGAAGTAAAATACATTACGCCAGTGCCAGTAGGCATCACTGAACCATTCGGTCATTGGTTTCGTTTGAACTTCAGAACGGTTCATGTCAGTTAGCAGGGAAGTTGTTACAGACAGCATCACACAGGATGCGGGTAACTTCATTCAGTTCATCTTCATCAATGCCCTGAAAATAACCGCTGATGATACAATCAATGTCCTCCATAAGTTGTTCACGAGCAGTCAACATTT